GCACGTTTCCGCGATGGAGAAACAAGCGACATTTGGAAAGACCAAAGCATAGGATTGGAGGAGCGCATAACCAATGCGGCCATACGTCTTAGCAACAATCAGAGTGCAGACCTCACCCTGCGCAACGATGCAATGAGGGCTGTAACCAACAATCTGCAAAGTCTGTTACACTCCATGCGTAACCGCAGAGGCACAGCACAAAGTTTTGTCGGTGCCGACCGCAAGGTTGAGGCCGGTGTCGTTGATGCAATGAACGCACAAGCGATGTTTGACAGAAGCACCGTAAAACGTGTTTCCGACCTCGCACGTATCCTTATGCAAAACGGCTATCTTTCCGGCATGACCTCCGGCGAAATGCAAAGATTGTTGTCGGCAGTCAAAAATGCCACAGCCATGCACGATATTGCAGATAGCGTACAGAAGATTATGGACATCATGGTCGATAATCAACTACGCAACGGAGAGGCTTCGCTTCGCCAACTCCTTGCTATCCGTGGAAGTAAGGTCGATGCAAGAGGTGTCGAGGTACAGGGCGCTCTTGATGTAGACGGCCAACACACAATGGAGGTTGTAAAAAAAGCAATCTCACTCACAGAGGACGACATCACCGACCGCATAGCCGAGGCTCTGAACAGAATGAGTGACCCCGACCAAACCATTGCCGACCAAGCCGCCATTGAATATGCCGGCCTCAACATGGCACTTGACTACGTTCAGAACATTGCTAACAGCAAGGCAGAGGAGAAAGCCCTGCGCGATAGCCTTAAAATCGCTAAAGAAGATAGGGACGCCGGGCGCATGACTGATGATGCTTACAAGCAGTTCATTGAAACTACCGAGGACGCTATTCGCAAGAATAAGATTGAGCGTACTGAGGCATACTTCAACCTTGTAGGCCGCTTGTCAGACTCCCTGCGCGGCAGTATTGAGAATGCAAAAGCATTCCGCGAGGCAGAGAAAGCTCGTATCAGCGAGATACACCACAATGCAAACTCCGACATGGAGGGCAGACCAACAAACGAACACCATAAGGACGATTGGCAAGACAAGTTTGTCAATAATGGTTTTGTGCAATTCTTGTTTGCACCTCTCGGCACTTTCGACCAAATCATGCGAGTATTTGGCAACAAGAGCGCCAACGGAGAGGGGTATCTGTGGAACCGCTTCATGCGCGGTTGGGTTGATTGTCGTAACAAAGAGTTGCGTGGTATCAAAGATAAGTTTGCACAGCTTGACGAGAAAGCCGCAGAACTGTTCGGCAAGAGCAAGACGTGGGGCGACATCATCAGAATGGAGCGTAAACTTCCCAAAGCCTCTGTTTCATTTTGGGACGGCGGCGAAATGCGCGACCACGAACTGACACAGGGCAACCTCCTCTACATCTACATGGTTGATAAAATGACCGATGGACGTATGAAGCTGCGCCGCATGGGTATCACCGAGCAAAATGTGGCAGATATAGAGAACTTCCTCGACCCACGTTTCAAGGCTCTTGGCGATTGGTTGCAAGACGATTTCCTTGTTGCCACTCGTAACGAGTACAACGAAACGCACAAGCGTATGTTCGGTGCATCTATGGCCGCTATTGAGAACTATTTCCCCTTGAAGATTTTGGCAAATGCCCGAGTTGATAAGGAGGAAGATGTTAATCAGCAGAACCGCCCGGACGGTATCACAACAAAGACTGGCAGTATCATCAAGCGCCGTGTGAACAATCTCGCCCTCGACATTACAGGCGCAGACGCATTGAGCGTAATCCTCGACCATATCACCCAAATGGAACATTGGAGTGCATACGCTGAATGGAACCGCGACCTTAACACCCTGCGCACATACAAGCGTTTCCGTAACCAAGTAATCAACATGACAACGGTCTACGGTGGTGGCCGCAGGTTATGGGAGAATTTCAACGACCTGTGTCTTATGGCTGCAGGAGAATACCGTCCACCGGTGTCAAGGCTCAATAAAAACGCTGTTAACCTTGCCAAAGGAGTAACAGCAGCCAAGGTAAGCTTCAGATTATTCACAGCATTAAAGCAATTCCTTTCCGCACCTGCCTATGCACCAGAAGTTAACTTGAAATCAATTGCGAAGAGTATAGCCAATCCCTACGGCGACTTCAAATGGTGTTTGGAAAACCTGCCCATCTTCCGCGAGCGCTGGCACTCGCGCATCAGCGGAGACCCTCGACTGCTGAAATCGGATATGGATTGGAAGATGTGGCGCAGCCGGGTTATGGAAATATCCTCGCGCATCGGTATGACCCCGAATGCATTTGTGGATGCCGTAACCGTCAGCATCGGAGCAAGAGCGATGTATGAAACGCGACTGAACCAATATCTCAAAGAGGGTTATCCGGCAGACGCCGCAGAGAAGCGAGCCATGCAGGACGCCACGATACTGTTCAATCAGACGCAGCAGTCGTCAGAGTCGCCCTTCCTTTCGACCATGCAGGTAGATAAAGATTGGCTGAGTACCTTGTTTACTGTATTCCGCAACTCCCCAATGTCGTACACTCGCCAAACTTATGACGGCGCAAGAAACCTCAAGCGCAACCTTACGTCAGCACAGCGAGCCAAGAGCGTAGCGTTCATGACCAAGCAGATACTGCGCGATTGGGAGATAGACCCCGAAAGCGCTACCGATGACGAATATAGCAGAGCGAATGATGCAGCTCGGAAACGATTCCGCAGACAAATCAAGAAAGATGTAATCCGACTTGCTACGTTTGGTTATGTTCTTGAGTGGCTTTGGAATCTTGGTCCATATCTTCCATACATCATTTTCGGCTATTATATTTCCGAAAAAGACAAAATGTGGGATGATGTGATTACTCATTCATACTTCGGAAGTATAGAGGGACTGACCGGCGGCGATGTGATGAGCAGTTTCGGCAATATGTGGGCAAGCGGAGAATGGAGCAGAAACCAACTCAGTAAGGATATGCCGTTGGCAAGCGACATCAACACCATTGCCAATAAGTTTATTGGTGGTAAAAACGCCGAGGCGGTCAATGACATTCTCAACCTCCTGGTACAATCCGGCATAGGCATGAATCCACAGAGCCTTACCGATGCTGCTATTGCCATTACCGATGCTTGCGGTGATGACCCGGCATTGAGCCACGAGGCTGCTATCTTTGTGATGAGAGTGCTGCAAGTACCACAGAGCCAACTCGACAAACTCTACTTTGATGAGATAGGTCTGAACGGCGAGGAGGCAAGCAAACTGACACCGCAACAGTTGGCGGCGCGCTATGCCGAATACAAGGTGAAGCGTGGCACCCCTCTTGCTCCATGGTCTTGGGGCGATGAGGAACGTCTCGGCAAATACGAAGAGTTGGCCAAGGACAGAATGACCGAGCGATTGGAGAGCCGTGGCGATGCCGCAGTAAAGGAAGCCTACGCCGACTTTGAGGCTCGATATAAGGCAGTGAACGAGAAGGCAGAAAAGGCAAGGGCTATGATTAAGACCGATTATGCCGCCGCAGCACAAGCACACGCGGCATTACAACAAGACCCCGACTTTACACTTTATCAGAGGTTCGGCAGTCTTGACAAGCAACTCGGACGTATCTCAAAAATGTGGCTCACATCAAAGACCCCGGAAGAAGCTGCCCTCATTGCATCTACAATCCCAGCGTACCGTGCCGGCATGGTGAAAGTCCTGCAAGCCGAAACTGTGGAAAACCAACAATCGGCCATGTCAGAACTGACAACCTTGATGAACGAGTTTTACTCGAAATATCAAGCCATGCAGCCACAATCTCAGCAACTCAACAGATAAAGTTGGTAATGTGTCGGTGGTGAGTAACTTTGCCACCGACACAAATTTATACTCTCGATATGGCTATCAAATTAAATAGACTAAGTAAAGTCAAACCTGCGAGTGTTGAAGATATGGATAGTATCGCAAGGGCACAGGCGCAGGGCGATGATATGCGCAGGGCTACTGATGTTCTGTTGCAAGCACAAACCCTATATCAAAATATGCATCGCTTTCGCCGTGAACGAGAGCGGAATAAGCGATATAACTACGGCGACCAATGGAGCGACATAGTGTGTGTGAACGGAGTGAAGATGACCGAGGAGCAGTACATTATGAAGCAGGGCAACATACCGCTGAAGAATAACCTCATACGCCGACTTGTGCGTAATGTTATCGGTGTGTATCGAAGTCAAGCGACAGAGCCGACCTGTTATGCGCGTGACCGTGACGAACAGAAATTAGCTGAAACGATGTCCACGGTATTACAATATAATATGCAGCTCAACCGCATGACCGAGTTGTATGCGCGAACTATGGAGGAGTTTTTAATCTCCGGTATGATTGTTCACCGCAAATGGTTCGGTCGCATGAATGACAAAGAAGATTGTTGGACGGAATATGTTCAGCCCAACAACTTTTTCATTGACAACAATATGCGCGATTTCCGCACATGGGATTGTTCCTGCGTAGGAGAAATACATGATGTCAGCTTCGAGGATGTGTGTCATGAGTTCGCCAAATCCCCCACCGATTATGCGAAACTCGCACAGATATACCGTTCTGCAAGAGAAAAGATTGTTCTGACACAAGCGTGGGAACAGTTCGGTTACTCTCAGTCCCCAGAAATGGATTTTCTTGTGCCGCGTGATGAAAGCCGGTGCCGTGTGATTGAGGTATGGCGCAAAGAAACAAAACCTCGCTATTGGTGTCATGATTATAACAACGGCGATATATTCAAGATTGAGCTTGAGGATTATAAAGAAATGGTAGTGGAAGAAAACACACAGCGCATCATGCAGGGGTTGGCCGCAGGTATGCCGCAGGAAGATATTCCACTAATCCGTGCCGAGTGGTTTATGGACTCTTTTTGGTATTATTACTACCTCACACCATTTGGCGATATTCTGAAAGAGGGAGAAACACCATACGACCACAAGAGCCACCCATACGTTTTCAAGGCATATCCTTTCATTGACGGCGAGATACATTCGTTTGTCAGTGATGTAATCGACCAACAGCGATACACCAACCGCCTCATAACCCTCTACGATTGGATTATGAGAGCATCGGCCAAAGGTGTGTTGATGATACCGAGCGACTGTATTCCAAAAGGAATGTCGCCGGAGGACTTTGCAGATATGTGGAGCCGCCACGATGGTGTTATTGTCTACACTCCGTCAAAGAACCACCGTGACCTGCCTCAACAGGTTCAAGCCAACTCTACCAATATCGGCATTAACGAATTGCTCAACTTACAACTCAAATTCTTTGAGGACATATCGGGTGTGAATGGAGCATTGCAAGGCAAACCCGGATATGCAGGAATGTCTGCGGCGCTCTACAATCAGCAGACACAGAATGCAACCACATCGTTGCTTGACCTGCTCGACACGTTCAGCGAGTTTGTGCGCGATGCCGCATATAAGGACGTTAAGAATATGCAGCAGTTCTACGACCAAAAGAGAGTATTCAACATTGCCGGTCGCGTAGGCACTCAGATTGAGTATGACCCCCGAAAAATCCGCGATGTTGAGTTTGACCTTTCAATCGTGCCGAGTACCGCGACACCTGCTTATCGCGCTATGGCAAACGACTTCCTTATGCAGTTGTGGCAACAGCAAGCAATCTCGTTGGAGCAACTTCTACAAGCCGGAAATTTCCCATTCGCAGACGAGTTGTTGCAGTCTATCCAATCGCAGAAAGAGCAGTTGGAAGCCGGACAGGTGCCGGAGGGTGTATCACCTCAACTTATAGCACAGGCACAGCAGGGCGCAAATATGAATGCCGTAAACCAACTGCAAGGTGCCATGCGCGGAGGTCAGCCACAAGCGCAAACCGCATAGGTTAGAATGAAGCCGCCGATACAACTTTAGGAACATATTTCAGATTGTTGCTGCCGCGAGTTACGACTTGCGGCAGTTCCATTTCATAGAAACAGATGTGCAGGCCTATTGCTCGTGTCATAAGCAAGTCGTCATGAGTACCGGCCTTTGCTCCGAAAGAACCGTTAGGCTTCTTCTCATAGTTCAAAAACTCGTCAATACAACGCTTGTCACGCTCAATATAAAGACCCTCACGTATAACCTTTACAAGCGTTGAGATAATCATCGGCTTAGTGGCAACATTAGTGTGGAAGCCATAACGAACAGGCAAGCCTTGAACAATCGCGTCCTCTGATTGCTTGCGAGCATACAGGTTTGGATAGATGTCTTTTATCTGATTGAGTATAGCCGTGGATTGGTCGCCGTCCACGTTGCGCTCCTTATCGTGTGTTTCGAGCGTATTACTTTCAATGACGAGCAGGGAGTTGTCGTAGAACGCAGCTATCTGAGCAGCTTTCCATGCCAACAAGTCCATATCAATGTGGCCGTACCATTGAGCGACAACAGACGGTTTGCCACCGTCCATCATCAACAGACGGTCGAATACCACAATCACAGACCAGTCGGCCTTATTGGAGCGACCGCCAACGTCCACGACAGTAAGGTAGCGGTTTGTCACCTCCTCCGGGTCATTAGGATTAACAGGATCGGGCAAATTCCAAACCCACAACATACCCTGTGCATCGGCCTTGAACCGCAAATCGCGCAGAGCGTCCTCGCCCTCATCGCCGTGCGCATATATGTCGCCCACATAGCGAGGAGGCTTCTTTGTAGTCGGCCGCAGAGCCTCCACACAATACTTGTCGAATACAGCAGAGCCGGAGTTTACAAATGCCTCTACATCATCAGACGGATATTCGGAAGCCATTGAACCGTGGTCGTGATACTTTGCTCGTTCCTCAACATACCAATGAATGCCCTCCAATGTAGCACCAATCTCCCACAACCACCAAAGATACTTGCCACACTCCTCGCGGTCTGAGGGCGCAGAGCCGTTCAGCCTATTGTCGTACAACCATGTAGCAAACTTATATAACTCCTCCTTATTCTCAAATGGAAGTTGGTACAGCTCGATGTCAAACCACGAAATAAACAGAGGCTCAAACTGAGATTTAATTTCCGGGTCTTTGGCTGCAACATACTCGTTATGGAAGAAATTACCTACACCGTTGGCCGTGCTTTCATATACAATCATCGTATAAGGTCGATACAGGACACCCGAACAGGCAGAGCGCACAATATCCTCCGGCTTTTTGCCGTCAGTCGCTTTCCACAAACCGACCTCCGAAAGATGCACAAGAGCATAGTCACCACCACGACATGAGTCCGGCGACTCGGCAGAGCCTATTGAAATTGTTGCGTTACGTTGTGGCACAAGCTGAGTAAGGCCGGAGCGACCTACACCGACAAGTTTTTCCTCGTTCTCGGAGTATGTATCTCCTGCCTCATGGAGCATCGACACAGGGTAAGCCTCAATCATCTTCTTGAACATACCCTTGATTGTTTCAGAACCTTTGTTATAGTTGGATATGATTAGAGAGTTGAGGCCGGTGCGATGAATGAGTTGCAACCATGCCATATAAAGCTGTGATGTTGTAGAGCCTCCCCATTGTCGTGCTTTGAGCAGAATTATTCGTATTGGCTTTTCTGCAAGCCTCATACGTTCAAGCATCTCAACGAACCTACGTTGAGGGTATGACAAACGGAAAAGACAGTCGGGCTGACCGACCTCCTTGTTTTTGATGTAGACGAAAGTCGCAGCCCAAAATGGAAAATCATGCAATGAGCGGAGTCTAACAAAAGTATTGATAACGGCCTCCCTGTCCTCTTGAGTCGGCTCATCAACTCCCATATCATTGCGCAGGAGGCCGTCTATACCATTGTTCTTTATCAGTGCCTTGACAAGTGTATTTTCTGCCATTGAAGCAGGTAACCATTGTGACTGCATGGGAAAGTCCTGTATATGCACAAAGACACGTTTACCGACAGAACCCTCGCCGGTGATAGGATTGAACCGCGAAAACATCTCATCGCGGCGCTTGTCATTCTCAGCGACTATGTTAGAAACTGTAATTTCCTTTTCCATTGTCGTACCAGCCGTTGCGGATTTTGAATAACCTTTCAAGTGCTGATGAAACCTCCATATAGAATTTGGGTGCGGGAGAATTGACAACATT